TTTTTATTATCATCATTTAAAGCATTATGAACTTGCGTAATAGCAGATGCCGTAAAATGGTCTACTTTTTTAGTTTGACCATTGCCAAACTTAACTGTTTGTGCCTGTTTTTCTTTTACAATCTTATGAAGTTGGTCCATAACGGCTTCTTCAATTTGTGTTTCTTCTGCTTGAACTGGTGCATCAACACCACCGCCATAAGGAATTGAAAAGTATTTGTCTAACTTTTGATTATAGTATAAGGCAATCTTTGTGCGATTTGGATACATACGAACCGCTTTGCGCTTCAACACTAAAACAAAAGGAGGGTCATCAGGAATCTCTAATGTTGCCTCTTCAATTTCAACTTCTTCTCTTACAGGTGCATCACCAACTTTAAATCGATGTGCTCTAACTTTTCGACCAGAAGGTCCAACTTTATAATCGGCAGTATCTAATTCGGCTTCTTGTAATTCAACTTCTTCTCTAACTGCCTGTCTTGTCTTTTGAAAAATCTGTTTGTTATTGGAGATTATATCTACCATTTTGTTAAACAGATTTTGCAAAATCATTTTGTCGGCATTATTAAACTGCGGTCTTTCTTCTTGCATCTTATCCAAAATGCGATGAATTCGTGCTAACTGTGCCTTATTGGCCAGTCCTGCACGAACCAACATGTCAAACTTTGAATAGTCTGACTTTTCTTCTTCTACAAGTGTTCTAAATTCTTGTAAATTTTTCATTCAGCCGCAGTTTCTTCCGTATCTTGCACTTCTGCTTCTTCATTACCAGCAAAAAGTGATTGTGCAATTTCTTGCTTTTTAGCGTCTAATGCCTCAAATGCACGAGCAGATAAAAGGTCATTTAATGATTCTTTTGCTTCTACTGCATTTCCTGAAGCAACACTATTAATAAAATTTGAAACATCCATTGTTTTTCTCCTTAACGCCTATTTAGTATAGAAGAATACTTTTCAACTTCTGCATCAAGCATTGGCGTCATTGATTCTGATGCACCGTTATCGGCAGTATTATCTTCTGGTGGAAACTGTTCTGAAGTGACTTGTGGTTCACCGCCAGGTGGATTTAAAGGTTGACCAATACCTTGTTCCTGTTCTTCATCTATTTGTTCTTGCATTTCTTCAACTTCCTCATCGGTCATTTGAAGAACATTTTTCTTAACCCATTTTGAAGAATAGTAACGACCAAGATATGGGTCAACTGTTGCAAGAAGTCCTAGTCTTTCACGGAGAATTTCTGCATCACGCATCTCGGTGAAATCATTATCTTTCTTATAGTCGTAATAGATGTTTTCTTTAAATTCGTTCCATTCTTCTCTGGTACAAATGCCTTTAAGAGACAATTGAATACCTAAAGCATTATCGAAAATTTGTGAAAACTTATTACGCAATCTTGTGACGAACTTCATAAACTTAACTTCGTCACGGGTAACTTCTGATGTTCTACCAATACCAATCATACCACCTTGTTGTGGTTCTAAACGAGAGATTGGCACATTTAAAGCTTGAAGCAATTTCTTTTGGAAGTATTTCACATCTTCCAATTCACCAAGGTTTTGACCTGGTGGTAATGTTGTAATCTCTGTACCTTTACCACCTTCACGGCGAGGTAACCAGAAATCTTCAAGCATCGACATGTGTTTGCGGTCATCACGCAACTCGCCTGTTGAAGCATCGTAAACCATTTTGTTACGATACTTAATCATAATGTCTCTTAGATATTGTTCTGCTTTACCTTTTGGTAAGTTACCAACATCGATATAGAATACACGGCGTTCTGGTGCTCTTGAAATACGGTAGATAACAATCGCATCTTCAATCATTCTTAATTGATTGAGTGGTTTGATTGCTTTATGTAAATATGAAATGACGAATGTGTTTTTAGCATCCATCAAACCAGAGTTTACATTAATAACGGAATCTGGTGCGATACGAAGTCCTGCATTTACTGCCGCACCATATGTTTGTGTTGTAGTGCCTCTGTCTGAATAAACATAATATTCAGCCATAGACTTGATAATTTGAGCACCAGTTTTTGGGTCTCTATCTTTAATTAACTCACGCACTTTACGGATTTTGCGTGGGTCAATGTATCGTAATTCTTGTATACCTTTTTTAGGGTCTTTCTCATCAACAACAACATGAAAATAAATTCTGCCGTCAATGTACCATCTTTTGAAAAGGTCGTCTGAAAGATTTGAGAAGTTGAGCATCTTCAACACATTCTCAAATTCTTCTAATATTTTTTTCTTAACCGACTCAGGTTGTTTTAGATTGTCTAAAACTAAATCAACAGTTCTGCCTGTTACATCGTGAGTAATAGCTTCATTGACAATATCATCAATTGCCATTTCCAGTTCTGGATGGTTTGCCATTTCACGGTAACGAGTAATTAGTTCAAGTTCATTACGAACCGAACCTTCTAAATCGACATAGGTACCGTAATAAGCATTTTGCGTGATGGTAACTGCACCATCATCTAATGCTTCCGTTGGAAGTGCAAAAGAAGGTTGCTCGGGCTTTTGTTCCCGAACAACATCTTTTGAACCTAGGGTGAAACCAAAGAGTTTAATTGCCATTAAAAATCATCCTATAAAAATGAGAAAGGCCGAAGCCTTTCTCGTTACACTACACCGTCTGCAATTGATTCCCACCATTGATAGGTGAGAGTAACTGAAAACTCCTCAATTGTATCATTTGAGCCCCAATCAACATCAATTGGAGTAATATCAGTTGGGAACAAACCAACAAACTTGTATTTCTTTAGTTGATTGCCTTGTTTACCAAACTGTGTTACATCTCCATCTACTGTGTAACCTAAAGGTGCTAATGCAACTGGATTACGGACATTCAAATTATGTGAATTGATACCGTTCATCCATCTTTCAAATGCGTTACGAACAACAAAGTCCTCATCATTGATTACTGTGATTGTCCAATCGGCAAATGTTCTGTTGCCAGCAAACTTTAATTCACGGCCGAAATACTGGACAGGTACAACACCGATTGTTGCACCTGGTAATTGGGCAGTTTTACACATGAATGTAAGTTTTGATTGTGCATTTCCTGGCGCAGAGAACGCAGGAAATGGCATAGAAACTTCAAACAGATTAGGACGGGCACCGTCACCAACCATCTGACTTCTAAATTCGTTTACATTAAATGCCATTTGTTTTCTCCTGTCTCTCTATTTATTAGAACTTTCCAACCACTTCATCGAAGCTTACGCCAGTGCGAACTGCGACAAAGTTAAGTTGGATAAAGTTGATTGAGCGTGCAGGTTTAATGTAGATATCACCAACAAATTCGTTGCGGTCAATGATTTCACCTGTGTTATTGGTTTCGTCACAAACTACACGATAGTCGGTAATACCACGGCGACCTTGAACATCACGCAAGAATGGTTCTACAAGAGAAACAAACTGAGCACGGGTGAACTGGTCGTTGAATTCAAATAATGAGAAGCGTGCCGCACGAGCAATTGCTTTCTCAAGGACAATAAACAGACGGCGAACATTGATTCGGTCAAATGCACTTGGTTTGCTCTGTAAGGTCTTGTCACCAAATAGAACTGTGCCTTCGCCTTGGAATGTTACGACAGGATTAATACCCTTGTTGTATAAGTTATCACGGTTTGTCTTTGTTGGATTCCATGCTAACTTGATAACATTCTTAATAATACCTCTGTTCAAACCACCTGGTGAATACCATGGGTCTCTTTCTTGGTCGGTGCGAGCGCATAGACCTGCAATGTCACCATTACATGGTACCCAACGGTATACATCGTTGTATTTGTCGTATTGGTATTTCCAGTTGCTATCTAAAACGGCATATGATGTTGAAGTCAATGTATCACGGAAACCAAGAACTGCGGTTTCTTCTGAACCTGCGTTATTAACAACATCAGATTTTTCTGGAGAAATGAATACAACGCAATCTTTACGAGTTTCTGCCATAGAAATCAAATCTTCGCAAACTGCTTCGTTTGCAGGACCTGAAATCACTAGAGAAATATCTACGGATTCTGCATTGTCAAAATAGTCGTATGAAGTAATCACATTCGCACTTGAAATTGTACCGTCAACACCACCAGACAATCTAACTGTTGTTGCAGAAGTTAAAAGGTCGAATTGTGTATTAGCGGCAGTTGAACCCCAATCAGCACCTGCTGCAGGGTGTGACAACCAGTGAATATACTTTGATTGTGATGAAATTACATTCTTGTAATAGTTAGAATTGCCGGTATCGTCTTTAGCATCAGATGCCTTAGAAACAAACGCAAATTTTTCTAACACAGTACCTTTTGTACCTGTGAACTTACCATCTTCATCAATAACGATGATGTGAATTTCATCATTTGCACCGCCTTGATTTGATGTGTATGATGATGTTCCTGGTATTGCGGTAAATTGTGCTTGTGTATTTACTGTTGAACCGGATGCTAATGTAACTGTCCAACCTGCGTATGTATTAGCATCTGCGACAGAAACAATTAATGAGTTACCTAAAGCACCTGCATAGCGAGCTGCAAAGTGACCATAAGTGTTTGCACCGCCTGAGTAATTACTTTCCCAATCGTCATCGTTTTTAATCAAGACGGCTGCAAGAGTATTACCTGTAGCGTTGCGAGTTGTGGCAATATTGACTGCACGAACAACTTTTAAGTTATTAGAATATGCTAAGAAGTTTGCTGCTGAGAACCAGTATTCATAATTTGTTGAATCAGGTTTACCAAATCTGTCTGCAAGACGAACTTCGTCAGAAATGGTAATGATTTCACCTGCTGGACCCCAAGCAAACGGCCCCGCAAATGCGCCAATTGAAGTGGCGACTGAAGGCACAATTGTAGTCAGGTCAATTTCTGATACATTTACGCCTGGTGAGAGCTGAAATGCCATGGATTTCTCCTTTTGTTATAGGATCGAATTCTTTTTATCGTGTATTTAGTTTTTTATAAGCTTGAGGCAGGATAACCTCGTTCCGTCCAAACATCGCCAGAGTCCACAATAACTTCTTCTTGGCGACCATCATCTATAAAACCAACCGGAGTCAGTTCTTCTTCTCCTAGTAAATTCTGTTCTTCTAAGAGTACCTTACGGATATCTATGTTTGTTGAATCTTTGAAGTAAGACTGTGCGCTTAACCATGCGAATAACACAAGACCCATTACTAGGTCGTCATTATTACCTTCTTCGGCCTGATAAGAATCTCTTACTCGGACAAAAGTGTTCATTTCGGCAATAGTATCAAAATCATTAACAAGAAGTTTATCACTTTCTATCAATGTTTTTAAGTTAGCGCATCCAATCTTTTTGACGGATTTTGTTGTTTTAATACCAAAACTTGTAGACCTTTTAAAGCCACCAGAAATACTCTGGCCTTTAATATGATGGTGTTCAAGTTTGTAGATATTCTCATACTCTAAATCATAGTGTAAAATGTCCACCACTTGTTGACCAATGTTATTAGTCTCAATCAAAACATATGCCTCATTGTATTTCTTAGCCAACGAATAGATGATTGTTGGGAAAAACAATAAAGGTAATTTATTATTACGGTATTTTGCCACTTGTTTGTATGGCACTTGTGTAACATCAAGTATATTAATTGTTGAGAAGTCTTGCCCAACGCCTTCCGCACAGTCGACCGTAGCGATGTATAGATGACCATTCTTTGGCTTGTCGTAAACCGATAGGCCCTCTTCCTGTTCGATTGGGTCGTAGAAAGCAAGACTACGAAGTTTTGTTCCAGAAATCAATGTGGCAGATGAACCGATAAA